ATAGTATTTACTGCGTCTAGTTGGGTTGTTGCCATTTAATTGCCCTTCCACTTCACCTTGTTAGCCCAATACGCTGCGCTAGTCTCACCTTTGGCTATGTTTTTACGATGTCTAGCTTTAAAGGACGCACGTTGTGCTGCTGATTGATTTGTCTTAGCACCCTTCTCGCCAAACCTAATTAGCTTGGGTTTGTCTCGTGAGCCAATCAGAACAGCATGTGACTTATCGCCTTTAGGAGAACGCTTTGGTATACGTAAGCCCTGAAAGGTCTCACCTGCGTGTTGTATAGTCATGTCTTACTCCAAACAAAGAAAAGAGAGAGGCTCTAGAAACCTCTCCCTTCTGTTAATTAGACTTCAGACAGACCAATACATGATGCAGGACGCAGGACGTTGTGTCCCATTGCGTACTTCGCAACCATCAGTGTGCCTTGACGGTTAATCTGGTACTCAGATTCCATACCCAAGTCAAGAAGCTTAACAGTAGCAACTGCGTCAGGAGTAAACACAAAGCCTTTGAACTTAGAAGCTTCTGCAACCATGTCACGCCCATCTACAGCAGCAGTAGGCAAGTCATAGTGTGTTGTACGGCCTGAACCAGCAGTGTTTGCTAGTGGCTGGTTATCAGAAGTCTTACCTTCGTCAGCATCGCCTGTTGTAAAGTTCACATACAGGTTAGATACGTTAGCATGGTTTGACATAATGATAGGCATACCAGCGATAGACGCTACAGTTGCGTCAGCTACTGAGCCGTTACCACCAAAGTCACGGTTCATGTAGACAAGCTTGTTGCCATCGGTTACATCCATCAGCGCATAGTACTGGTCAGGAGCAAGAACAACAGTCGCACCTTCAGTTGGTACGTTCTTTACTTCCATCTCTTTACGTGCGTCAAAGATAGCTTTAGCAATCTTAGCTGGGTCTGTTGAATCAGCAGTAGCTGTACCAATGTTGACGTTATTTGTAAAGTCTTCTTCAGTGAAAGCTTTGTAGTCCTGAACAAGGCCAGCAGCAGCAGTTGCGTTGGTTGACAGAGCAGCCTTAACAAGCATACGTGCTACGTTCTTGTCGGCTTCGTTAGCCAATGCGATACCAGCTTCTTTAGAGTAGATGCTACGTACATCGTAGTGGTTAATAGCTTCGTCAATGTTCGCAATGAACTGAGAACTAATCAGCAAATCGTCAATGGTTACAATACGTTCACCTGCACGAATAGTACCACCAGTAATTTCATTTCCCGGAGTTAGGTATTCAGCAGTTGCACGTCCTGTCATTGGGAACGATGCAGATTTACCTTTGGAAATAGTACGAGTACGTACCTTATCCATAATTACTTTCTTTTCCTCAAAGGCGGTCAGGACTTCCCCAGCATACAGCTTAAGAAAGAGGTCACGAACGTCACCTGAGAGGTTATTTTGACCCTGAAAGCTTACACTGTAAGCAGGGTTTGAAGCAGCTTGTGCCATTTTATTACCTCATTAAGTTTAAGTTTAAGTTGTGCCTCAACTTTACTATGCTTTCTCCAACAGATTGTCCCTCGCAAGGGGTCAGGGGTATTCATCATTAGTAACTTTGAGAGTTAGGGTTTCCCCTTCTAAGAACACCAGTATAGATGTGCTTAGAAGGAGAGGGGGCTTGCACCCCCAATCCCATGCAACAATTAGAACAGG